CAAGAAGATATGTATCCAGATGACGTTGCAGATTTTGGAGGTTGGGTACTTTAAAAATATATTATGCCAGATAATAACATAGAATGGGGACAAGGTGGTGTTAACAACAGCAACGATTGGGGTAAAGCAAAAGCTAATTCTACCAATAACTTTGGTGCTGTTTACGATAGTTCACCAAGTGGTGATACTAATATTGCTGGTGGACAACCTGTTGTATCAATAACTTATTCTGCAAGTGCTTTTTGTGCTGATGCAAGCGACCCTACACCAACAGTTCAAAATAATGCTGGAGCTGGAACATTTAGTTCTACTACTGGATTAGTATTTATTAGCACAACAACTGGTGAAGTTGATATTGATGCTTCTACTGTAGGAAGTTATTTAATTACATATACAGATACAGATGCTGCAACTGCTACATTTAACTTAACTATTAATGCTTTACCTACTGTAACTGTAAGTACTTCTGATGGTACTATTTGTGATGGAGAAAGCACAACACTAACAGCAAGTGGTGCTTCTACTTATGTATGGAATGATGGTAATACAGATAATCCAAGAACAGTATCACCTACTACTACAACTACATTTACTGCAACAGGTACAGATTCAAATGGTTGTACTAATACTGGTGCAACTACAATTACTGTAAATGCTCAAGACAGTGCTGCTTTTAGTTATGCTGCAAGTGCTTATTGTGCTAATGGTACAGACCCAACACCAACAATAACTGGTACTACTGGCGGTGCATTCACTTCTACTGCTGGATTGATTATTAATAGTGGAACTGGTGAAATAGATTTAGATGCTTCTACAGTTGGAGCTTATTCAATTACTTATACAACTACTGGGGTGTGTTCAGCTAACCAAAGTGTTAACCTAACTATAAACGCTGCTGACAACGCTGCATTTAGTTACTCTGCAAGTAGTTACGAACCAACAGATGCAGACCCAACACCAACTATAACAGGATTAACAGGTGGAACGTTTAGCGGAACGACTGGTTTAGTAATTAATTCAACTACTGGTGAAATAGATTTAAGTGCTTCTACTGTTGCAAGTCATACTATTACTTATGATACTACTTCAAGCGGTTCAAGTGTTTGTCCAAATACATCTACACAAACAGTAGAAATAGCTTTGGCTGGTATTGCTAATAATTACAGTATGAATTTTGATTCTGCAAGTTCGGATTATATTGATGCTGGTTCTTCGATTGGTGTTATTGGAACAGGTGTTAGAACTTTTTCAGTATGGCTAAAAACATCTGTAACTGGAACACAAGTTGTTTTAGGTACAAGAAACGTTAATACAAATGGTTGGGTTATTCAAATAGAATTAAACACCATATTATTTTATAATGTGCTTGGTGGAGCAAATAAAGGTATTTATACAACGGCAGCAAATTTAACTGATGGTGATTGGCATCATCTTGTAATAGTTAGGGCTGGTACTGGTAATAATAAAATATATGTTAATGGAGTTTCACAAACTTTAAATACAACTACATTTGGAGATGAAAATCTAACAGACCCGCAAAGCTCTTTAGATTTATTAATAGGTGCTGGATATAATACTGGCGGAGTTTTATATAGATTCTTTGATGGACTTATAGACGAAGTAGCAATCTGGGATACAGCTCTAACATCTACACAAGTATCGGAGATATATAACGCAACAGGAACTAATTTAACTAAAGACTTAACCACAGTATCAGGTTCAAACCTAAAGTACTGGAATAGAATGGGAGATTAATATGAGTACACAGTTTACAAATAGACAATGGCGTTTGCCTAACAATGAGAATAAAGACAAGCAGAGTAACTATTCTATGGACTTTGATGGGAATGTTCAACACATAAAAGCATCAAATTTTAGTGGATTAGCCGATAAAAGTTCAGGTTCTTTTTCTTTGTGGTTTAAAACTACTAATACAACATCAAATGCTGGAAAATGTATTTTATCTATACCCTATTCAGGTGGTGGAAATGGTTTTGATATTTATATAAATAATTCTACCAGCTTAAAATCTTATCTTAAAACTTCAACTTTTACAACAACTACAACAAACACTATTACTTATGGAGATAGTAACTGGCATCACGTAGCAGTTGTTTATGATGGTTCTACTCATAAAATATATTTTGACACTGTAGATGTTACAAACACAAGCACACCAAGCCCAAGCGGGGCAATAGCTGCTTCTACAGTTAACACAATAGAAATAGGAAGATTTAGCACAAGTTACCAAAATGAATTTAACGGCCAAATAGACGGAGTAGCCATTTTTAATTACGCTCTTTCTACAAGCCAAATAACAACTCTTTATGGTTCAAGCTCTACTGGTATAGGTAATCCAATGAGTTTAAGTCCAAAGCCAGTTGCTTACTATCCTTTAGGAGACCAAGATGCTTTTAATGGAGCTAATTATTTAGTGCCTAATATTGCTGCTGAAGAAGATGACGGAGATATAGCTACAAGTTACTCTCCTTATGCTTTAGATTTTGATGCTGCCAGTTCAAATTATATAGATTGTGGAAATATAACATCTTTAAACAATTTAAGTGCTTTTTCTACATCTACTTGGATTAATTATGAGGGAACTATTAGTGGTGCTTCTTCTCATATGTTTTTATCTGGTGGTAGTGCTTCAAACAATAGGTTCTATGTACAATTATATAGCTCTAATCAGATTAGATATGGCTATAATGGTAATACTATTGTAACTACATCAAGTATGAGTGTAGGAAATTGGTATAACATTGTAACAGTTCATAATGGAACTTCTTTAGATGTGTATTTAAATGGGGTTAAACAAAACACATCTCCAGTTACAGTAGTTGCTCCAAGTACTAATATAGGCAACAATTTTCAAATTGGTAAATATTTTGCTTTAAGTAGTTATTATTGGGATGGAAAACTTTCAAATGCTTCAATCTGGAACACAGATTTAACATCTTCTCAAGTAACAGAACTTTATAATGAAGGAGTACCATCTAACCTAAACAACCATAGTGCATATTCAAACTTAGTAAGCTGGTGGCAGTTAGGAAGTAATAGTTCTTTTAATACTAACTGGACTGTATTAGATGAAGTAACTGCAAGTGGCAACAATGGAACTTCAAGCAATATGACTGAGGATGATATAGTAGATGGTGTTGGTAGTTATGCAAATGGTTTAAGTTCAGGAATGGGAGGAGATGAAGTTATTGGAGATGCACCTTATAGCACAGCCAATTCTTTAAGTGTAAATATGGATGTTTTAGACAGGGTAACAGATACACCAAGTTAAAATTTTAAAATAAATAAAAATGAATAATAGAAGTTATATAGTAATTAGTTTAAGTTCAACGGATAGCGTGCTATGGTCGCAAGTTTCACAATCTTCTGCACAAAGTATGAGAAGAAACTTAGCAAACACTCAAGGTTTATTAAGCTATAGTGTTACACCAAGTTTTATAAGTGATGGTTCTGTAGTGCCTGTTGGTGATATTATGAATCAAACAGAAGCCCTTGAATTATTGCAAACGTCAGCTTGGTCAGAGCCAATGCCAGAAGAATGAACAATTTAAAAAGTGTAAGAATGGAAGACCACTCAATTTTAATGGTAGTTAGCACTTTAATTGGCGCTTTAGGCATTAAAGAAATATGGGGAATTGTAAAGCAAAAGATTGATATAGGTGCTAAGAAAGATGAACGTGAAGAAAGTTTATATACAAAACAGATTGAAATTCTTACTAATAAAATTACACAACTTGAAACTAAAATAGAATTACTTATTGAAGAAAATATTCAACTAAGAGTTAAGGTTGTTAAGATGGAAGCACGCTTGATAAATAGTGCTAAAAAAAAAGTAAATAGAAAAAATAATGAGAAAAGTAAATAAGATTGTAATACATTGTACAGCTACCAAAGAAGGAAACAATGTAAGTCCAGCCACTATAAAAAGATGGCATTTAAACAGAGGTTTTTCAGATATAGGTTATCATTATATTATTGGTATTGAAGGTAAAATAAATGCTGGTAGGCCAGTATCTAAGCAAGGTGCTCACGTACGCTCAGGAAATAGTGATAGCATCGGAATTGCATATACGGGTGGCTTAGATTCTAACGGTAAAGCAAAAGATACAAGAACAGAAGCACAAAAAGCATCACTAATTAAAATACTAAAAGTATTAAAAAACATTTATCCACAAGCAAGTATTCACGGCCATAGAGATTATTCTCCTGACAAAGATGGCGATGGAGTTGAGGAACACGAATTTATGAAAATGTGTCCTTGTTTCTCAGCAGAAATTGAGTACCTTGAGCTACAACCAAAATCTTTCAAACCAAAATCAAAAAAAGCAAAGGATAAATTAAATGGAAAAAAATAATCAAACTAACTTAGAGGACTTAATTAAGAGAATGGAGAATTTACCAGTACCAGAAAGAACTTGTAATATTGATGATGAAACTTGCGAAAGCTGTAGTGGATGAAGAAGCTAAAAGATACTAAAATAGGTTTATTACTAAAAGAGAAAGCACCTAAAATATTAGAGCTTATTGGCGATGTGTTGCCTTCTAATGGCACTATGGGTATATTAAAAAACATTATTTCTAAAGATCCTGATTTAACTGCTCAAGAAAAAGAAGAACTTCATAGACAAGTTGTTGAGATGTATAAGCTAGAGGTTGAAGATCGAAATTCAGCTAGAAATAGAGAGGTTGAAATGGCTAAATCTGGAGCTAATGACTGGATGATGAATTTAACTGGTGTTATTGGTTTATTCTGTTTTGTTTTTATAGTTTATGCAGTCGTATATATTCCGCAAGTTTTAGAAAACGAACTATTCATTCATTTGATGGGGATGGTTGAGGGTGTGGTCATTGGGAATATCTTTGCTTTTTATTACGGTACAAGCTCAAAAAAGTAATTTAATTTTTTTTTCGTAAATTAGATTTATGAAACAACATAAAAAAAGGTGGAAAGATTCAGGTAATCCACGCTACAGACTCAATTCAGATGAGGCGCAAATCATAAATGACTATAGAAGATTAAAGCAAGAAGCACAAGCTGAGGGATTAAATCCAAATGATATTCATAGTGGCTGGATAAAAAATAAAAAAGCCAGTTTATATTTTAAAAATCCAAATTTTAAGAAAAACGATTTAAAGGAGTTTAAGCAACAGTTACTGTCAGACTTAAAACAATACGCACCAAACTTTCAAAAGGTCGTTAAACCTAAAGTAAATGACGGTCATTGTCTTTTAATATCTCCAGCTGATATACATATTGGTAAATTATGTAAATCTTTTGTAAGTGGTGAAGAGTATAACAAACAAATTGCAGTTCAAAGAACTCTTGAAGCAGTTGATGGAATACTACAAAAAAGTAACGGTTTTAATATAGATAAAATTGTCCTTTGTATAGGTAATGATGTAATGCATATTGACACTCCTAGTGGTGGAAAGACTACGAAAGGAACGGTTCAGGATGTTGACGGTATGTTTTTTGAGCATTTCCATATTGCAAAAAGATTATATATAAATATTATTGAAACATTAGTTTCTTTCTATCCTGATTTACACGTTGTGTATAATAGTAGTAACCACGATTATTTAACTGGTTTTTGCTTGGCTGATACTATTGCTACATACTTTAGAAATAGTAAAAATATAACTTTTGATATTAGTTTACAACATAGAAAGTATTATACTTATTATAATAATTTAATTGGCAGTACACACGGAGATGGCGCAAAGTGGGATTTATTACCTTTATTAATGGCTGATGAGTGTAAAGAATGGAGCGAAACAAAATACAGATATATGTTTGCACATCACGTACATCACAAAGTGAGTAAAGATTTAATTGGATGCAGTTTAGAAAGTTTACGTAGTCCATCACCAGCAGATAGTTGGCATCATAAAATGGGTTATACTTCTTCTAATAACCAAGCAATAGAAGGTTTTATCTTCTCTAAGAACAATGGCCAAGTAGCCAGAATAACACATTTATTTTAAGGGGTAGAATAATTTTTTTAGAAAAAAGTTCTAAAATGTTTTTTATTTATAATATATTATAATATATTTGTTCTAACAAACTTAAAAACAAATATTATGATAATCACACTAACAGAAACACAATTTATAAATCGCTTTTTAGAAATAAGACCAAACAACTTTTCAGTTGAAGGGTTAAGAGCTTTATACGAATACTTTGAAGAAGTTGATGAGGGGATGGAATTTGACCCAATAGCTATATGCACAGAATACACAGAGTACTCAAGCCTTAGAGAGTTATTAGATAATTACGGTGGAGATTTTAGTTATATAAAAGATATACACGATTTATCTGACTACACATCTGTAATTCACATTGACGATTTTTCATTTATAATAGCAGACTTTTAATTATGAAAAAATTTATATACGAAGGAACTATGTTTGCCGCGATGATTTACATAGCATATAAGTTAACAACATTTATTTTATTAAATTTATCATTATGGAAAAAAATAATAACATTTTAAGAGACAAGGTTATTAAGTTGCAAAATGAACTTAAAGAACTTCTAGGAAATAATAAACATATTTATGTACACGAAACAAATACATTTTGGGAAGATAGTGGCGAATTACATATAGAATGTGAACAAGGAACAATCGTTTGGAACTTAGAAACATTATATAATGATTTACCGCATATGTTATCTTATTGTATTGAAGAACATAAAAAAAAAGAACAAAGAATAAAAAAAGAAATGACACAATTAATAAAAAATAAATTATGAGTTATACAAATAAAACTTTTTATGTGCCAGCTGAAGAAGTAGATGAGCTACATAAATTTCAAGAAAAATGCAAAGAGGAAGGGTGGAAATCTTATTCTCAAGTACTAATGTTCCTTATAAAAGAATATAACCGAAAATGATACCCTATCCACATCCACATAATGAACACCACCATAACGAGCAAATCAAAGAATGGTGGGCATACGAAACAACAAGCTATTTAGAAGATAGGTTGATTAATCTTATAACAAGAGTGAAATGGAACAGGGGGGTAGTTAAACAAATGATTAAGGAAAATAAATTTAACTCAAACGATAGGGAGATACATAAAAACAGAATGGACAGCTTTATAAATGAGTTAAATCAAATTGAAAAACAATTACGCACTATTGGAATGCGATACAATCCCAAACGACTATTAATAATAAAACAATCAATAAAACAAATACAACAATTATGAATATAAAACAATTAGCAGAAAAATATAATTTATCCAAAGATGACTTTTGGGAATTAAAAAGAGGCGCACGTTCAATGTGGATAATTACTCACGATGCTTGCGAAAAGATAGCAGCAAAAGAAAACATACAATTTGGAGCGCCTACAATATACAGGGATGGCAACCAAGATATTGCAATAGTAGGAGATGCAAAACGTGGTAATAAAGTTATGTGGTCAACTGGTGAAGCATCACCTAAGAATTGCAAGATGGTATACCCTTGGTCAATGGCTGAGAAACGTTTAAAAGATAGGTTAGTGCTAAAATTAATCAATGCTTACGAATATGGTGTTTATTCAGAAGAGGAAGCAGATAGCTTTAAGAAACAATGATTGACTTTAAAATAAGATGTTCTGCTATTAATAGCATTATGACTAAACCTAAAAAAGATAGGTTGGTTTCTGCTGGAGCTGAAACATATTGCAAGAAGTGGTACACCGAACAAATATATGGTCGTAAAGAAGAAGTTTCTAGCAAGTATATGTTTAAAGGAAACAGCGTGGAAGATGAATCAATTGAATTTATAGGAAAACAATTAGAATATAAAAAACTTAGAAAAAACTATAAATCTTTTGAAAATAATTTTATGACTGGCACTCCTGATGTTATAACTAAAGATGAAATATTAGAAGTTAAAAACAGTTGGAATTGCTTCACTTTTCCTTTATTAGAAACAGAGATACCAACTAAAGGTTATTTTTATCAGGCTCAAGGTTATATGCATTTATCTGGATTAAAGAAAGCTAAATTGATTTATACATTAATGGATACTCCAGAAGATTTAATTGAAAAAGAATTTTTTAAATCTCCTAATTATTCAAATGATATATCTATTTATGAAGAATTTAAAAAGGATTATACATATAATAATTTAGAAGATAAATACAGAATAAAAATATTTGAAATAAGCTATGATGAAGAAGTAATAGAAAATATTATTGATAGAGTTAAGGCTTGTAGAGAATATATAAAAACAATTAAATTATGAAAAAAATCGCAATAATAGGGGGGTTAAGTTTAATGACTGCTGGAACAACTAATATGCTATGGCATAAGCAGAAGTTAAATTTAAATCCTCACACATTCGCAATAGCTACAGGGAGTTTTTTTGTAGCTGTAGGAATAACATATAAATTTTAAATGATTAAAAAAGAATGGCGTTGGATGCCAGATTATAAACAAAAACAAATAACAATGGAAAAACAAAAAACAATATATTGTGGAGGCGGTAAAAAAATGGGAGCTGACTGGTTAAAAGTAACAGTTCATTTAGATAAAGCCAAAGAACACTTTTTTGAATACAAAGGTAAAACTTACTTAAAGTTAAATATTAACATTAAAGACCAGCCTGACCAATACGACAAGGATGTTTCTTTAAGTGTTGATACTTACCAACCAGAAGAAAAAAAGGAAGTAACTCAAGAACCAGTTAAATCTGATTTACCTTTCTAATGAAAATGAAAAAAGATAAAAGTGATTATATATTTAATTATCATTTAGGGGATGAGGATAGAAAACTTATCCCCTATCTTTTAAGTAAAAGCATAAAAGGTGTTAATAGAATTAGAACACTTGATAGAGTTTGTGAAAGATTTGGACTTAGTACAGCGTATATAAAAAATAAATATTGTTATATACTTGATGGTTATAAAACAAATTTAGGTTCAAAAGTTCTTCCATACTATAAAGATGAAATGTTATATGGAGAAAACACACAACACTACACATATGCAGAATTATCTAAAAGCGAAAAAGAATTATATAATGACTGAGCAAGAAAAAACTATACTTACAATTGATTGGTTAAATAAAAAATTTAATTTATTTATAAAAAAAACAACTGGTCAATTTGATTTATGGGATGCTCAAGATGATAAAAGAATTATTGAATTTAAATTTAGAAATAAATATTATGAAGAAAAATACATACAAGTAGATAAATTTTATTGTTTATTAATGGCTGCTGAATATTATAATAAACACGCATACTACATAGTTATAGATAATGAGGTTAGGATATTTAATTTAACTGAATTAAAAAATGAATTAATTAATAGTAAAGTGGTAATAAAACAAGCTTCCTATCAAACTGAATTTAAAAATAATCAAAAAATAAATAAATATTTTTATATATTAAAACAATCAAATCAAACTAATCAATTATGAAACTAACAAAAAGAAAAGGATTTAATTTCTTTAGAAGTTATTTTGATGTCTATAATGAACTTGAAAATGACACAGATAAAGTACAATTTATTGATGCTTTATTAAATAGACAGTTTTTAGGCATTAAACCAACTGATTTAAAAGGGATGGCAAAGTTTGCTTATATCAGTCAAACAAACAGTATTGACGGTCAAGTTAGTGGTTATGAAACCAAGACTGGAAACAAACTATCAAACACCCCTACGGAAGGGGGTAAGCAAGGGGTTGACACACCCCCTGACCTACAAGGTAAAGGGAAAGGTAAAGGTAAAGGGAAAGGTAAAGTAAAAGAGAAAGGTAAAGGGTATAATAAATATCAAGATGACAATGTTTTAAAATTACAACCTGAAGTCTTAGAAGTTTTAAAAAATGCTAAGTAATAATCAAGATTCATTAAAGTATTTATTTGACTACAGGGATGGTAAAATAAAGAAAGGATTAGGTATTGGTTGTTTATTAGATGACTATTACGTTTACAAACAAGGTGAGTTTAATATGTTCTTAGGGTTGGACAACGTTGGTAAGACAAACTGGTTGTTGTGGTATTTAACTGCTCTTACTAAAAAGTATAAAAAGAAATGGTGCATTTGGTCTGGTGAAAATAAAGTTGGACAATTAAAAAGAGATATTATACAATTTTGGGTTGGTGAAAACATTAAAGAACTTAAAAGAAGTGAAATTGAAAATTATCATAATATTATAAATAAATACTTTTATTTTATAGATAATAGAAAATTATACGACCATAAACAACTACTTAAAATATTTGAAGAAACAGATTGTAATGGTGGTTTTATAGACCCTTTTACTGGCTTAAACCATAATAGAAGAGTTGGTCAATTTGATAGGAATTACCAAATATGTAATGATGTAAGAGAGTTTTGTAATAGAACTAAAAAAACAATTTATATTTCTATACACCCACAAACAGAAGCGGCAAGAAGAGTATACCCACCTGACCACCCTTTAAACGGGCATATACAAGCACCACGTAAAGCTGACTGTGAAGGTGGGCAAGTGTTTCCAAACAGAGTTGACAACTTCCTTTGTTTACACAGGTTAGTAGCTCATAAAGATTTATGGATGCAAACAGAGGTATACGTTTATAAAATAAAAGATAAAGAAACTGGGGGTAAACCCACCAACCTCGCAGAGCCATTAAGATTTGATTATAATAGTGGTTTAGGATTCACAATTGGTGGTAATAATGTTTTAAAATAAAGTTATGAGGAAAAGAAAAATAAATGAAAAAAAAATTAACGAACTATTTAATATTTATTATAAAATTGTTGACTATCTATCTGACCAAACAGAAGAATTTTATGACGAACAGTATAATAATTTATATGAATGTTACGTAAGGTTTGAAAAAAAAATATCTATTGAAAATATGAAAAACGTTATTTTTTTAAATATTTATTATAAGTATAAGAAAAATTTACAACCTATAATTGAAGATAAATATTTTTGGATGGCGGTGAATAATATTGAAGGTTTAAAACAAATGAAAACAATAGCAAATAAAATAAAATTATGAATTACAAATACAAAGACATAGAAAAGTTTACACATTTTACAAGCTGGACAGATAAACAAAAAATAGATGAGTTATTAAGAATAGATTGTTCATTATACGCACACTTAGGAATTGATTCTTCTAAAGCAGAGAAAGAAGAAGTTAAAAGAAAAAGCATAGATATATACAGAACCATAAAAACAATAGATAGTAAGTTAGGGGATGAGTTGCTTTACACAATGGATTTAAAAAGATGAATGACATAGATTTAATACACGCTAAAAATAAATTAGAAATATTAATTCTAAAGATAGAAAATAAGTATAGTGATGGAAATATACCAGCCGAAGCTGAAAGTTCCTTAAAATCGCTATATTTAGCCTTAAACGTTATGTTAAGACAAGAAAATTACATTGAAGTTTTGAAAAGTGAAATTATTTCTATAAAATTGCAAAGCATAGAAACTTATAAAGAAACTGCAAGGTTAAAAAAAGAAGTTAAAAAAATACTATGAAAACTATATTATTAATGTTAATACTATCACACATAACCAGCTTTATCTCTGGTTCTTTAATTGTTGTAATTATAAAAAAATATCTTGAAAAGTAAAAAGAGAACATTAAATGAATACAGACAAACTAAGGACTCTCACTACCGTAGTGATGATTCTCCTATTGAGTACAACATTGCTTTGTTGTGTAGAATATATACTAATGATGCTGAACTTGGAGCAATAGTTAGAAAACATTTCCAAAAAATATGAGTTTAAATGCAAATCAAAAAGGTAAAAGATTCGAGTTAAAAATTGCTAAAGATTTAGCAAAGAAGTTTGATACTAATATAAGAAGGACACCAAACAGCGGTGGATTAAGTATTAAAGGTGATATTATGACCACAAGTGGAATACTATCAGAATATAGCTGGGAATGTAAAAACCAAGAGAAATTAAATATCTGGAAAGCATTAGAACAAAGTGAAGGTGATGCACGTGGTACACTAAAAACTCCTGTAGTTGTATTTACTAAGAACTTTGAAAAAGATTATATTGCTTTACAATACGATGATTTTGTAAATATACTTCTTGAATTAGATGAGTACAGAAGTAAATAATATATTACACATCTTGGTTAAAGATGAAAAAACTTGGCTATCTATGGCTGAGGAAATAACCAGCAACAGTAAAATACCAGCAAAAGATTTATTACACGACTTTTACATTGCTTTACATAGTAAAATTGATAGTAAAAAAGTAAAAATTAACGATATTCTATATAACGATTCTTTAAATAAAGCGTTTATATATAAGATGATGCATAATATATTCATTGATACTATAAGAGTTGACAAAGATTTACTAATTGATAAAGACTTAAAAAACATTATAGAAGCAGATAACACAAAGTATGTAGATATAGAAAAAGTAGTTGATGATATAGTAAATGATTTTTACTGGTTTGATAGAAAGTTATTTAATTTATATAGAAAGAAATTCCACAGTATTAGAAAACTATCTGCAGCAACTAATATATCACACGTGGTTGTATGGAGAACAATAAACAATTGTATTAAAGAAATTAAAAAAAAAATTAGTGATGAGTAAAGGTTTAGGAGATACAGTAGAAAAGATAACAAAAGCTACAGGTATAAAACAAGCAACTGATTGGATATTTGATAAACTTGGTAAAGACTGCGGATGCGATAAAAGAAAAGAAAAGCTAAATAAATTATTTCCTTATAAAAATATAGAATGTTTAAATGAAGATGAATATGTATATCTAAAAGGATTCTTTGCTTTAAATAAAAACATAGTAAATGCAAACGAACAAAGAGCATTATTAAACATACACAATAGAGTATTTAATACTAATAAAGAACAATCAAGTTGTGGTAGCTGTGTGAAAGGTTTAGTTGATACTATTAAGAGATTATACAACGAATATGAATATGAACGAGAAAGCAAAAGCAATTGAAAGAAAGTTAATTGTATTTTTAAATAAGTACAGAACAAATACAGAACAGAAAAATGAGCAAAGCAGATTTAATACCATTCAAAAAAGGACAGTCAGGAAATCCTAAAGGCAGACCAAAAGGTTCAAAGAATAGAAGCACAATTTTAAAAGAAATAGCAGAGCTAAGAACAAAAGGTATTAATCCTGTTACTGGTGAAGAAGTTTGGATGACTAATGAATATCGTATGGCTATGGCTGTTATAGAAAAGGTTATTGAGAAAGGAGACCATCAAGCTCTTAATATGGTATTAGATAGCATCTATGGCAAGCAAAAAGATTCTGTTGATATACACACCTCAGAAGAAGTAAACCACGATTTTAGAAATATCATTGCACGGATTAAAGCTCAATAAAAAGTATTTAGTTTTAGATGAATCATTTGCAAGGTACTTTATTGTAACTGGTGGTAGAGGTTCAGGCAAATCATTTGCTGTTAACTCAGTACTATTACTATTAACTTATCAAGCTGGACACACAATACTATTTACAAGATACACGCTAAGAGCAGCCAGCATTAGTATCATACCTGAATTTATAGAAAAGTTAGAACTGCTTGGAGTTATTGACCAATTCAAAATAACAAAGGATGAAATAATAAATACAGGCAATGGTAGTAAGATAATATTTAGAGGTATCAAAACCAGCTCAGGAGACCAGACAGCTAATCTTAAATCATTAACTGGTATTACTACTTGGGTAATGGATGAAGCAGAAGAACTTAATGACGAAGATATATTTGATAAAATTGATTTAAGTGTTCGTAATAAAATACAAGAGAATAGAGTTATATTAATATTGAATCCAACAACAAAAGAACATTTCATTTATAAGCGTTGGTTTGAAGATAGAGGTGTTTCTGCTGGTAGTAATATAACAAAAGAAGATACTACCTACATTCACACAACATATTTAGATAACTTAGATAACCTTTCAGAAAGCTATATTAAGCAGATAGAGACAATGAAGGTTAGAAGACCAAACAGATACAAGCATACAATAGAAGGAGCTTGGCTTGATAAAGCTGAGGGTGTTATATTTACTGATTGGAGTATTGGAGAGTTTCAGCAAGTAGGTAAAGTTGTTTATGGCCAAGATTATGGTTTTAGCAATGACCCCTCAACATTAGTTAAAACAAGCATAGACAAAGAAAATAAAGTTATCTATATACAACTATGCTTCTACCAAACTAAATTAACTACAAGCGAGATATTACAATTAAATAAAAAGTTTGCAGCAGATAATTTAATAGTAGGTGATTCAGCAGAACCAAGATTAATAACAGAACTTAGCAGAGATTGTAATGTTGTGCCAGCTATTAAAGGACAAGGTAGTATTACGTTTGGTATTAGTTTACTACAAGATTATGATTTAGTAATTACTGAAGATAGCACAGAATTAATTAAAGAGTTAAATAACTATTGTTGGTTAGAAAAGAAAAGCCAAACACCAGTAGATAATTTTAACCACGCTATTGACGCGTTGAGGTATGCAGTTAGTTACCAATTACAGAATCCAAGTTTAGGAGAATATCACATTTATTGAAGCGGGGCTTAAGCCACCCTCAAGCATTTAGATAAGAAAAGAAAAGATAAGATATATAAAAAAAGTTTTGTATATTTGAGTAATTAAAAATACTAAGAGCCAGCCGATGTATGTTAGCGTAAGTGCTCAAATAATTAGAAGCTACTGTAACAGGTAGCTTTTTTTTATTATATTTAACTATAATTTAAAATAACTTTCTAAATACGTTTAGTAAAGTCTTGATTTAAAATTTATGTTTTGGTTTAAAGTAGGTAGTCGGCACAAGAGCGTTACCTACTTTTTTTTATATTTGTATATAACGATTCACTAATTTAAACGTTTATATATAAATGAAGTTAACTATTAACATACCAGAAACACTTAATGAAGTTACTTTAAAGCAATACCAAAAGTGGTTGAAGATTGCTGAGGGTAAAGAACTGGATTCATTCTTACAACAAAAGATGGTAGAGATATTTTGTAATATACCACTAAAGCAAGTATTACAAATTAAAGCATCTGATATAAACAACATCTGCGAAGAACTTACAAAGCTATTTAATAACGAACCTAAATTTATAGATAGGTTTACTTTAAAAGATAAAGAGTTTGGATTTATACCAAAGCTCGATGATATTTCATTTGGTGAATATGTTGACCTTGATACATACCTTGCAGATTGGGAGCAGATGAATAAAGCAATTGGTGTTTTATATAGGCCAATAACCTACAAGAAGAAGAAACAGTATTTAATAGAAGATTATGAAAGTGCTGAGAAATACGATATGACAGAAGTAACTTTAGATGTTGTATTTGGTTCGCTTGTTTTTTTTTACAGTTTAAAGAACGAATTACAGAAAACTATCCTGAATTATTTAGCAACTCAGAAGGAGATAGAGCTACCTCAGCATCTGCAGGATTCTCTGCTAAATGGGGCTGGTATCAATCTATCTACGGACTTACTAATGGAGACATTCTCAAATACAAT